GAAGAGGAGATGTGAACTTAATAACATTAACTTACCATGTAAGATGTTATTAACTCCTCGTCATCTTCACTCAATTCTTGACAAGTTACATCCTCATATTCTTCGATAATTGTTGATGCATTCATTTCGATAAATGTCCATACTAAATCATTCTTATAACCCCGAAGATTACCTTCGTTATTATCAAACAATTCAGTCAACATTTCACTACCGAAATTATCAACAATATAGTCTGTAATTTCATCCTCATAAGTATCATAAAACTTGATGCAATCTGCGTAATAAATGTGATCATGAGCAACACCAGATGCACACCCATGTTCAACTATTTCACGCAATGTATCAATGCTATATGTATCTTTGATGGAGTCAATTGCACTTGAAAACATAATAAGAACTCGACTGTGAATTGGTTTACAATTAATCAACAATTGCTTGCTGATTACGATCCAACCGAGAATTGAACTCGGAACATTACCGTGACAAGGTAACATTTTACCATTAAACTATTGGATCAGAAAATGTTAATTAGTGGGTTTACAGTTGTTGTTAGTATCCTAACGGTATCTTTTACACTGATTAACAGTAACCGTGTCATAACTAACTAACAACAACATACCACAATTAACTAATGATTAGTTATACAAATGAAGGAAGATTAAGCTTCTTATCATTCATTGGATAATCAGGATTAGATAGAATCTCTTCTAATCTTGTGCGCTTAGTTGATACTTTAGAGTAGTTAAACTCGTCACCATTTAATACATAAGCACGCTCAGATTTAACGAGATTGTTGTTAACCCAAAAACCTAAACTTACATCAGGATTGAATATTAGGTTGACGATTGCACGAGTTGAAACATTACCATAAGCGTAAGTATTACCTTGCTTAAATGTTACAATCGCTTGCTTATTTAAAGCGTCAACTTGTAAATCTTCTATCGCAGATGATGTGCGGTTGTTGATAGTTAAGAACATAGAAATCATGTGAATAAATTGTTAATTTGGAAGGAAATTTATGAATCCTTCATGTTAACAAACTAGCAGCGATTTGACTGTGAATGTTAACAGGAAAGAATCAAACAGTTAGTGTAAAGAATTAAAACCTAATTGCTTTACGTTTGATGTTAATTACTGACGGTAATTTAGTCAGTTTAACTATTCTTCCACTTGATTGAATCTGATCGATTTGTTTAACTAATGATGAGTAATAATTCATGATTGTTAATAAATAGTGGATGAACAGTTGTTGTTAAACAGTGGAGAAATTAACTCTCGTTCGTTTACATTTAATATTATAAACGATTTGGTTGAGGTGAGATGTTCACGGTGATACAAAAGTTACACTCTGTAATAATTATATTTAACATCACATAATTTCATTGATGTTGTTGTTAACATACTGTTCAAGATCGTTGAACTTGTTATCATCAATTAAATCAACATATTCAATGATGATATCATTTAGTAACTCGTAATCACCTTGAACTAATTCACACAAACTCATGGTTAATTGTTCTTTAGTTAATAACATTTAGTAACCTCATTTGTTTACATACTAATTATACATAACATCTGAGCATTACGCAAGCGATATCATCACATCTTCACACTCTGTAATAATGATAGTAACTGTGTGTCTCTTATGTAACATTGAAGCGCAACAGATGCTCACGATTTGATGTCAACAATCCCAAACATATTGCAACCCGCTCGTTGCTACGCAACTCGCTCTAATTGCGCGCGCTGAATAATAATTAACACGTGCAATCATGCTTTGTGGGAGTGAGCGCGAAGCGCGAACGGTTTGTATAAAGAAAGAGGCCGAGACCCCTTGGGGGGCAACGAGTCTCGCCTGTCTTAAGTAGTGCCTTCAGAAATTTATGTCAAATTTTCAGGGAAGATGAAAGTAAAATACCAAATCAATAGGAATATCATACATATCCCAGGTATAACCCAACTCATGCTGCTGCATCCTTGTTAAACTGTTCAATACCTTTGTCGGTTAGCACATGTTGGTACATTTTATCGAATACAGAGATAGGAACAGTACAAATATCAGCCCCTAATGCGAAGGCGGTACCTACAGACTGAGGATCACGAATAGAAGCAGCTAAAATCTTAGCAGATACGCCTACATTCTTAATATCGTTAATTAATTTCATACCATCTAAGGAATTATCATCCATTCTACCAATAAAAGGTGAAATATAGGTAGCACCCGCTAAGGACGCTAGGATCGCCTGTGCCGGGCTAAAGATCAAAGTGACATTAACCCTCACATTAACCGTTGAGAGCCTCTTACAGACTCTTAGACCATCCACAGAACAAGGAACCTTAATAGTAGTATTAGAACCATAGGATTTAACGTGTCCCATTGCTCTAGAGAAGAGATCTTCTTCATTATCCCCTACTACTTCCATACTAACATCATCAACACCTAATTTAATTAAATCCCAGTATACATCTTGAGGATGCTTACCACTTTTAAAGATAAGGGTAGGGTTAGTTGTTACACCTGATATAAGGCCAGTAGAAAGTCTTTTCTTGACCTCTTTAACATCAGCAGTATCTAAAAATAGTTTCATAATAGGGTAGAGTAGTTAGAGTAAGTATTATAAGTATATCCAACGGGGAGACAAAGAAAGAGGGTGGTGTGTTATGTGTCTTGGGGATATAAGTATATAGAAAGGAGGAATTGATGTCTGAAAGACGAGATTCCTCCCTTAAGGGGACGGGTCCACCCTTCCCTTCCCCTGTATACGGATGTGGTTAGCTTAAACCCAGGTGGGAGTTGACTTTCCACCTTCTAGACCTCTAGCTTTGTCTCTTTGGTCTCTATTCATAGCAAATACCAAGTGATTAGCGGAGCTTTGGGGGTGTTCTATGAAATCTTCTATCATTGAATTCCACTCATCTAGTTCACGTTGTTTAATAGCTCTATCAGCATTAATAGAGAGTGCATCTGTGTAATATTTAACACCTTGAGCTAGGGCGTCAAGTCTGTCATCATGCTTAACTGCACCTTTCTCTCTGCACATTCTAGACATTTGGTAGAATAGCATATACATGAGTCTAAGTTCTGGAGCTTCGTCTTTGTTAGACGCATAGTCCCATTCGATAACACTCCTGTTAACGATAAGACGATGCTGATTAAAAACAGGCTCAAGGGAATCAATAATACGATCTTCTTTTCTAACATTAGCTCTAGTTTCTTCTATGAATATGTTTTGTTTTGTCTGTTGTATATGTTTTTTAAATAGTTCAGCTACGATACCATCACCGAAGTTAGATTCGATTAGTAGGGTAGTAGCATTATATTTCTTACAGCCTTTAAGGATATCTAGCAATGTGTTGTCTGAGTACCCGTCTCGGTATGCTCGCATTTCATGCAGATAGAGGAATCCGTTTCGTTGGGATATAAATGCTGCAGTCGTTTCATCGCTGCCTCGACCCGAAGGGTCAACGCTGCAAATTGTTTCGTCGTAATCATCCCATTCTCCAACAAGTTGCATCGGGCTGTAAAAATAATCTCCTGGGAGGCCAACTGTAGGTAGTTCTTTGATGATATTTGAAGGATCTGAGCACCATACAACGGACTCAGGGGCTTTAGTAGGATTAACAGAGGTGACAACAAGGTCAGCCATTTTAAGAGGGAACTTTTCAGCATCAGATAAGCTAGTGTCTAACTGGAACTGAAGCATAAAGTTAGAACGACCCATAGATGCTTCACGTTCTATTAGGTCTTCGTTATCGAATCTATCATCTGTAGGATCCCATTCTAAAGCACCTGTATCTAAGTCAGCTTGTATCTGAGGTGCTAATAGGTTTTCGTATTGACTAAGTTTGGCTTTTCTGGGATATCTGGCGGGCCAAACGAACGGACGGTAGTTACGCTCAGCCAGCTTACGATAAACAGTAAAGGTAGTCTGAGGAGTCCCGAGATACATAATACGGCTATCACTTTTTGGCGTGAGGATAGATTCAGCCTCTGTACAAAGTTGTAAAAGTTTTTCACGCATTAACTCCGTCATGGAGTTTCCAGGCACCTCTATGTCGTCCAAGATCATCAAATCTGCGCGACTTCCTGTTAGCTGTCCAGTTATTCCCACCGACTTTACGCTTGGGGCTTGGTGAGGTGAACAGTTTACGTCGAAGCTGATGCGACTCCAACGTGAATCGTCTGCTTTCGGTCTGAGATGTTTGAGCCATGGAGTTTCAATGATTAGTTTTTGTAGGAAAATGGACATGTTATCTGCTCTCTCTTTAGAGGCAGATATAATCATAATTTTTCTTTCTGGATCGTTAAAGAGAGTCCAGAGGACGAAGGCTCCTGTGATCCACGACTTTCCAACGCCACGGAAAGCTTGTATTTGAAGACGTTTAGGTCCATGCTGAAGATAGTCTGCGATTGCATATTGTGCTCTGGTAGGTGAAGGTAAATCTAGTTCATGCCATAAGGCTTGAAGGAATAGTTTGAAGTCCTGTTGTAAGGAGGTTAAAGGATCGGTCACGGAAGTTTATTAAATCTACTTCCGTATTTTCGTTTGAAACCACTAGAATCTAATGATCCTGGACCTTTTTCATAAAGAGTTTTTAGAAGAGCATTAACAGCAGGATCTGTACCTGAACCTGAATATTTAACTCCAGGTATAGATGCAATCATAATCTTTTCTTTGTTAGTTAGCGGTTTACCAGCTTTTAGTTTTTTTGTAATAATTTTTAAGAGATTTGATTTTAATGTTGCCATGGTTATTTAATTCCGAAAAAGTTCTTTTCTTTTTGAGTTAGTTTTTTAGTACTTGTAAGTAATTCGTTCATACTAGGTATTGTTCTAGAACCATAAGAAGATAGCTTAGAAGCATTTTCTTTAAAATATTCTTGTTGAATATTTGTTGGTAATTGATTCCATTTTTTATTTTTTAATTTACCTAGAACTTTAGAATTTAACTTCATCTTTTCATAATATTCAGCAATTTGCCCATATCTCCATTTTGATATTCCATGTGACATTTTAAAAGAATCATTACTTACTTGTATTAAAAGTTTTGTAGCGTCTTGTTCTGATAATGTTTTCCATTCACCTGATTTTTGCAATTCTTTTAATCGTTTATGAGATGGTAAATTATCTAATATTTCTTTATGTAAATAACCATGATCAGGAGCATAAGTAGCTAATTCTGGATCTATTTTTATATTATAAAGTTGTTTAGAATCTATATTTGATCCATAATGTTTATTTATTACTTTAAATCTATTATCCCACTCCTTACCAGTCTTAGCTCTCCATGTAATTTTAGTACCATCTGGTTTAAATAGATCAATACTTGGGTAACTACCTTTACGTCCCAAACTATCAAAAAACTCTTCTGTTGTAATATCTGTTTTAGATTTTAAAAGTCTTAATTGTTCTGCTTCATTAATAGTAAGTTGTGGAGGTAAGAAATCACTAGCTCCAAAAGCATCATTAAATGTTTTACTTGGTATGTCTGGGTATAATTCTACTGCTTTTCTAACTCTTTCATTTCGTAAATGGGCTGGGTTCCAATCTAAAATAGAGGTATAATTTTCTATATCATCTCCTACTGGTATTTTTTTAGCTCTTAAATTCTTAAGTATTGAATCTCCTTTAGGATGATTGATTACAGCATCAGCTTGTTGTATAAGTTGATTCATATGGTGAGTTGAAGTTGAAGCTATTTGTTTATTACCAGAATGTCTCACAAGTTTTAAATTATCATAATGTAATCTAGCTTCTCTATTTTGTCCACCTAATACTTTTGATCCTTCTAGTCTTGATGTACTTTTTCTAGTTACCGTAGCTGCAAACATATCTGCAGGTTTAAAACCAGGAGTATTAACAGCGGTGTTTACTACATCTCGGAATAAACTATCATTAGTTAGTACGGTTTCATAAGCTAATTGTTGTTCAGGTAATATATTTTTAGCTACAGTAGTAGCAAAATTATCAGCCTTATTAGCTACAACTCTTGCTGTTTTTAGAGCTTTACCTCCACCACCTGTTGCTAAATAATCTACTACTAATTCAGTACCAATTTTAGCTGTTGGAGAATATAATCCAGTATGGTATTCTACTGCATCAGCAGCCTTAGTCATACCTTTATCAAGTAAGCCAAGTGCTCCACTTATACCTCCCATGGATTCTTTATCTATATACTGGAAAGTTTTAGTAGCTGCCCAAACAGCTCCTTTTAATACATGACCAGTAATAGGTTGGTCAAGTTCGTTCTGCCAAGCTTTTTTAGCAAAATTACCTACAGCTGGAACGACTGTTTCATAAGCCTTTTTAGTAGCAAAAGGTATGTCTTCATAATTTTTATAATATTTACCATCGTATTCATATTCGTCTAGAAACTCATTTCTAGTCACACCCATGCCTGGTATTATGCCCATAATTAACTAATATGTGTAAGGATCATTTTATTGATAGTTGATTCCTGTTAGGTTTAATAACTTTAGTATCAACTAAATGATAACTACGTTCTTCGTTTGGTTTTAACGGTGTACCTGGTTCAGGAGGTGGGCTAGGATCTTTACCTTCTTCTGTATCTTCAATTTTAGGTATAGTTAGTTTACTTCTTTCAAGATCTTTAAACCACTCAGATTTTTGAATATAACTTAAAAGTTCTAATCTATTTTTTAAAGAGGTCGTATTCATTTGCGTTTAGCACCTCCACGACCTCTATTAGTTGTACGACTTTCTGCTTTATAAGACCCATCAGGTTGTTTAGATGCATCCATCTTAGAACCTTTAGGTATTTTTAAAGCAGCTCTAGCCTTACCGTGTTTACGTTTATACTCATTAGAATGAGCATATTTACCACCAGGACTATTATCTCGAACGTGTTTAGCTCTTGATTTAGCGTTAGTCCTATACGTTTGTGTACTGTTTCCCATACATTCTTTTTTGTACAAGTTCTGGGTTTACTTTAGGCATGATATTAGCTAGTTTATCTAATGGATTACCTTCGTAAGCAATACCAGTAATATCATTTGTTTTTAACCAATCACAAGCTGCTTTTAAATCAGCAGTACTAGCTTCACCAGTACGAACTCTTTTTAAGAATTCATCAGTCACAAGCGTGTGTAATTCATTAAATTTCTCTTCTGTGGCTTTTGCCATAATTAAGGAGTGTAAGGAGTTCTACCATTGTCTATAACTTCCAAACTACCCAGACCAACTCTAGTAACTAATTCAGGTTCTACACCTAATGTAGGCTCACCTATTTTAATTGTTGGTGCATATTTAGTAGGTACAGCAGTTTCTGCTTCTTCTAATTTAATAGTTTGTTTAACTTTAGTAGTTTTAGATTTTCTTGGCATTTAACTAAATAGTTTATCTTTTACAATTTTCAAAGCCTGATCATCTAGCTTATTATCAGTTCTAGCTACATAAGCTTCTAATAGATCTACTACAAGCTTTTTAACTGAATCTGACTTAAGAAAGGCGAATAGGATGGGTTTAATTACTAGGATCATTGTTTTTAAATAGGTTGTACCAAGCTTTTTTCTTGGTGGGTTTAAGGGTTGATTTTTCTTGGTCCTTTAAATATTTAGAGATAACTATGATATGTTTACACATAGGATATAATGTAGATGTTGGATCTATCATAAATCCCTTTTGTTGCAATTCTGCACATTTAAGTGCTCTAACTAATTCATAGTCTAATCTCATTTTTTCTTCTTGACGAGCTGCTATTTTTCTACATTGTTCTAACCCTCGTTTATCTAAGGGTACCATAAAGTTAATTTGAGCACCCCAGTTCTCAGCCATAGTATAGCTAGAAGGGCTCATTTTACCATCATCGATATCCCAAGGTTTAGTATGATTCCCCATATAGAATGGAGAGAAGGTCATTGTAGATCCATTACAGCTTATGTTAGGACCATAGTGCTGCCTAGACGGTGCCCCATTATTCTGGAATTGCACCGCCTGATTTGTTACATTTCCTGTCGCAGCAGCTACTGGATTAGATGTGTTATTAGTCTCTCCTTCTTCTGCTCTAACTGGAGCTATTGAGAGAAGACTGATAAGGATACCGTAGTAGAAGTAGTGTCGATTTCTCTTTCTATTTCTGTTACTGAC